GATCAGGAACGTCCGGATCGATCAGATAACAATCCCCATAAACCTCTTTTCGCTTAAACTTTGAAAAAGTTTTTGCGACTTGTATGGCTTTACCATACAATCTTACCGGCAAAGATTGCCGCTTGCGAGTTTCGGATACGCATCGGTAATAGCGCATCTTTACACCCACGTCCCGTGCCGCTTGATTGAGCAATATCCAATTATCATCAGTATTCCGATGAACAAAAGGACTATCAACATGCCCGTAAGGAATGGAAAAGCCGAGAAGACTCTCTGCTTGACCAAACCAATAACGACAAAGTTGATTAAGCTCACGCTCCCGCAAAAGATTTGCATGAGCGACCATTTTAGCCGCGGACTCAAATTTCGCATCGCCGATAACTTCCTTAACTTTTATAGGTGTAACATCAACGCCATCAAAAGCGTCGGTGCCGCACGATTCAGCAAACCGAGTCCCAATGCAGGATTTGTCCTCATTAATAATGAGTCCAACCTCAGTAAGAACCGGAATGATAGAAAGTGCAAAATCCTTCGAAGTAATTAGGTCGTCTCCGACGATGTCGACATAAAAAGATTCGCGACTTCCGCCATCTTCGTACCAAGTACCCCAACTAAGGGAGTACAAAGTGAGCGCTAAAACGGGAAAGCATAAAGCACTTCCCATAGGCGCAAACTTTCGATATCGACCGGTAATTTTCCCGGCGATAGAGTAAAACTCAGATCTGCAGTTAAGCATATCTTCGAGAAGATGAGGGACAAGGGCCCACAACCTTTTCACAAGCGAAAGACAGATTAAATCTGAAGCTCGCTTGAGATCAAGAGTTGCCAGATTCATATAACGCGACGCGAGCAGCGCAGCTGCTTGATTTGCTGATTGATCCGTAAAGTGTACGAATTTACCCTGAAGTTTTTCTTCAACGGTAGAATACATCCAATCACGGATACCTTGTTGAAGGTACTGGAGCCATGTAGGCTCAATAGCAATCAGACGAGGACCACGAGAGTCTTTTGGGACCAAAGTCACATTAGACGTTCGAGACTTCAATTCAAAGCGCGAATCATTCGCGGGCGCTACCTGTCTACATCCTTCAGAGAGATTTTCATCTCCTCCAGTGAGGCAGGTTCCCCAATAGTCTTCGAGACTATAAGAAATAGGACACTTGTCCTTAGCGTCAATTGGAGCGTCAGCGACAGATCCTGGACCATGAGTGTAACTTAAATCGTACTTTGTATTACGGTCATAATGACCGAAAAGACGATAGAGCTCTCTCTGACCTTCAGAAATAATCCGCTGAATCCGAGAATTGCGTAAAAGAGGTTCGGTGTCTAAAAAGACATTAAAACTTTCTAAGCGTTTCTCATCCTCGATAAAAGTATCGAGAACTCGCGCCTCCTTCTCAGGACCACAAGGAATATTTGCCTTGTAAAAGTAAAAGCATACTTGACGTATGCGGCTTACACATATAGTGCAAGCTTCCTTGAGAAGGACCCCTGAATCAGAAAAGATTTTCCGAAACAGTGAACCCATAATCTGGGGGATCTTCTTCGTACCAAACGCATGTTTGAACGAAGATGGTAAGATAAAACGTCCATCTTTTAGTCCCTTGTCGAGAGCTCTTCCGAGCTCCGGCAAGGTGACGGTTAAAAAGGAGTTACCTTCATGGTAAATCCTCTCCAATGGAAATTCTCTTCGATTGATTTCATAATCGTCGAGGAGACACTTATATGCCTCCAACCCCAATTTTGTCTTTGGAGTTCGCTCCATAAGTCATTCCTTCTTCGATGGTTAAACGTCGATAGGGATGACAGATCA